ACATCGCCTGGGATGGTGGGTGTCACGGTGGGTAGGGGGCGGGGGTCGACACGCAAGATCCAATGGGACAAAGGACCCCGGGTCCACCTGTCTCGCAATCTGTACGGCCTCTCGAACTTCAAGATCCCGCAGATCCGTAACTCAGCGTAATAATGACTCAGTGTGATATCCGGGCGGAGGTGACTCTCCGTGGCGCAGACCGTGCCTCCGAAGCTGAACCCGGTACGCCGCAACGCCCGGCCCGGCGTGACGATGCTGCCCGCCGGTGGCCGTCAGGGCGACCCGCCCGTCTGGCCGTTTGAGCTGCTCAGCCCGGCTGAACTCGAACTCTGGCGCCAACTCTGGGCCACACCTCAGGCCGTGGCATGGGAGCGGCATGGCTGGACTCGGGTGGTCGCTCGATACTGCCGGGTGGCCATCGTCGCCGAGGACCTCAACAAGGACGCACTCTCCGAGGCGCGGCAGCTCGAGGATCGCCTCGGCCTCACCCCGAAGGCGATGCGCATGCTGATGTGGCAGATCGCCGTGGACGAGGTCGCCGAGAAGCGCGATGAGACGTCCGGGACCAGCGCGCGGGACCGCATGCGGGCCGTCTGACCTGCTAAAATACACAGATGTAAGACCCCCGGCGAGTGCTGGAAACACTCCCGGGGCTTGGCCGACTGGGTTGGAGTCGACATGTCCGATGATAAGCCCTGCCCGTACTGCGGGACCGCGATTCGAGAGGGACGCCGTGGCGTCAGGCTGGGCCAACGCAAGACGTGCGGCGGCCAGGACTGTCAGAAGCGGCATCGCAAATCGCTGGCCGCAGCCTGGGTCGAACGCAATCCCACCTATCACCGCGACTTCAAGCGGGTATGGCGCCGCGGGAACGAGCGGGAGCGGTCGGTCAACGCCGCCTGGTGGGACGCGAACCGTCAACGCCAATATGAGATCAACAAGACGTGGCGAGCAGCGAACCGTGAGCGGCACCGGCTGTTGATTCTCGAGTGGGAGCGAAACCACCCCGCCGCGCGAGCCGGATACTCCGCCAATCGTCGCGGCTGGAAGCAGGCCGGTGCGATCTCGGAGCGTGACTGGATTCGTCTGGTCAACCGCCACGGCGGGCTTTGCGCCTACTGCGGCACCGATGATCCGCTGACAGTCGATCATGTCGTTCCGCTCTCGCGCGGCGGCCGCCACACCATCGGCAACGTGCTCCCTGCGTGCCGGTCGTGCAACTCCGCCAAGCAGGACAAGTTCCTGGTGGAGTGGAGGTTCGGCCGATGCCATGGAAGGGGCCGGACGACGCAGACCCGTGGCCGACGCTTGGCTACGGTGTCGCCCAGTGGATTGAGGATCACTGCGTCATCCCCGACGGCTACCGCATGGGTCAGCCGTACCGGCTGACCGACGAGCAGCTTCGGTTCATCAAGAACTTCTACCGGCTCTATCCCCATGCCGGGCGCTGGCCGGCGCCTGACGCACTGCGCTACACGGGCGCCCAGTTCCGGCGCTCGCAGAAGCACGGCAAGGACCCTCTGGGCGCGGCCATCATCCTGGCCGAGGCGCTCGGCCCGACCCGCTTCGACGGCTGGGATGCGGCGGGCGAGCCGGTCGGCGCGCCCTATCCGACGCCGCTGATCGTCTGCCTGGGCACCTCCGAGGATCAGACCGACAACACGTGGCGGCCGCTGCTGTCGATGGTGCGCGGCGGTCCGCTGGTCGACCTTTCCGGGATCGACGCCGGGCAGACCCGGCTGGTCCTGCCGGGCGGCGGGAAGATCGAGCCGGTCACCACCTCGGCGAAGGCCCGGCTGGGTGCGCCGTTGACGTTCCTGACGATCACCGAGTCGCACCTGTTCACACTGCAGGGCGGCTACCGGCGGGTGTGCGGCGCGGTCAAGCGCAACGTGGCCGGCATGGACGGCCGCTGGCTGGAACTGACCAACGCATGGGACCCGACCGAGGGCTCGGAGGCGCAGGTCACCGGCGACTCGGGCGACGAACGGGTGTACGTCGACACGATCGAGCCGCGCCGGGTCGAGGACCTGGACGACGACGAGACGCTGCACGCGGAGCTGCTGCGCCAGTACGGCGACAGCGCGCGGGAGCGCGGCGGCTGGGTGAACATCGCCGGCCGGATCATGCACGAGGTCCGCTCGCCGCGGTACCTGGAGGCGGACCGGCGCCGGTTCTTCCTGAACGAGATCGTCGTCGGTGAGTCCGTCTTCGTGGACCCGATCCGCTGGGACGCACTGGCCGCGCCCGAGCTGCTGGCGCCCGGCGAGCACATCGCGGTCGGTTTCGACGGCAGCAAGTCGCGGGACGCCACCGGGCTGATCGCATCGCGCATGTCGGACGGCAAGCTGTTCGAGCTGCGTACGTGGGAGCGGCCGAAGGGTGAGATCGTCTGGAAGGTGCCGTCGGCGGAGGTCGACGAGGTGCTGACCGGCGTTTTCGACGCGTACCGGGTCAGCCTGATGTTCGCCGACCCGTACAAGTGGCAGGACTACCTGGACGCGTGGTCGGGCAAGTGGCCGAAGCAGGTCGTCGAGTTCCCGACGAACGTCGAGCGGCGCATGGACGCGGCCATCGAACGGTTCACGACCGCGTTCGGTTCCGGCCAGCTGGCGAACGACGGCTCTGACGCGCTCACCCGGCACTGCAAGAACGCCGTGCTGGTCAAGGGCTCGCGCAAGAAGCCGCGGCCCGGTGAGGACGAGGACATTCCGCAGTACTACCTGAAGATGGCGAAGCGTGGCGACGGGCAGCTCATCGACGACGGAGTCGCCGCGGTGCTCGCCTACGCCGCCCGCGGTCAGGCCATCGAGGACGGCGCCCTCATTCCTGAAGAGACGCAGCCGTTCTTCGCTGCCTGGCGATAGGAGGGAACACTCATGGCCGTCCTATCGACGAACCCGGACGCACGGCTGCAGTGGCGCGACGCCGGCCGCCTGGTCGCCGCGGTCCTGGCCCGGCTGCTGTTCGCGGCGGGCTGGCTGGTCGCGAAGACCCTGCGGACGCTCGCGACCGTCATCGGCGCCGTCCTGTTCGCTGCCGGCTGGCTGGCGTCGGCGCTGGCGTGGCCGGGGTTGTGCTGGTGTGGCCGTGCCGTGAGGCTGGGCTGGCAGGAGGGCCGCAAGCCGATCGGCGGGCTGAGCCTTGGGTCTTCTTGAGCGGATCTCGCCAGGGCAGGACGAGCAGCGGTACAGCGTCGACCAGTGGGTCTCCGAGTACCTGATTCCGTCGCAGTTCAACTACAACGGCTCCACCTATCCGCTCGGCTTGAACCAGACGATGGCCGGCCAGAAGATCAAGCAGGTCGCTGCGACGCTGCCTGGCTACGCGGCCGCACTGCGGATGTGCCCGCCGGCGTTCGCCGCGCAGATGGTCCGGGCGCTGGTGCTGTCGGGGATGCGGTTCACCTGGCGCAACCTGCCGTCGTCGTCCACGCCGCGGCGGCAGTTCGGCAACCGCGACCTGGCGCTGCTGGAACGGCCATGGCCGAAGGCGACGACCGGCGATCTGATCTCGACGATGGAGTGGCATTCAGGGCTGGCCGGCAACGCGTTCGTGGCGCGCCGGCCGGACCGGCTGCGGGTGCTGCGCCCGGACTGGTGCGGGCTGATCTTCGGATCGCAGCAGGACCCGGACGAGATCGCGGCCACCGCGCTCGACGGCGAGCTGCTCGGGCTGGTCTACCAGAACGGCGGCATCGGCGCCGGCCGCGGCGAGATGAACACGCTGCTGCCGGACGAGTTCGCGCACTGGTCGCAGATCCCCGACCCGGAGTGCCCCGGCATGGGCCAGTCCTGGATCACCGCGGCGCTGACGGATATCCGCGGCGACCGGGCGTCGACTGAGCACAAGCTGCAGTTCTTCAGCAACGGCGCCACCCCGAACATGGTGGTCAAGGGCATCACGGCGGCGACGAAGGAGCAGTTCGCCGAGATCGTCGAGATGATGGAGTCGAAGCACGCGGGTATCGCGAACGCCTACCGGACGCTGTATCTGGCCGCCGGCGCCGACGCGACGGTGGTCGGCTCGGATCTGAAGCAGCTCGACTTCAAGGCGACCCAGGGTGCGGGCGAAACCCGCATCGCGATGCTCGGCCGGGTGCCGGCGCCGCTGCTGGGCATCTCCGAGGGCCTGGCCGGTTCGAGCCTGAACGCCGGCAACTTCGGCATGGCGCGCCGCATCTTCGCGGACTCGTGGATGTATCCGTCGATGCAGGACCTGTGCGCGTCGGTCGAGTCGATCCTGACTCGACCGAGGAACCCGCGCACCGGCGAGGAAGACGCCGAGCTGTGGTTCGACACGGCCGACATGCCGATCCTGCGCGAGGACGCCAAGGACGCGGCCGAGATCACCGAGATCCAGGCCCGCACCATCACCGGCCTGGTCAAGGAGCGCTTCACCCCCGAGTCGGCGACAGCTGCGGTGATCGGCCAGAACATGACCCTGCTCAAGCATTCGGGCCTGGTTTCCGTACAACTCCAGCCGCCCGGCACCACGGCACCGCCACCCGGCGGTGGTGCCGGCCCAAAAGCTCCCAGCGGGCGTTCGACCCGCACCAGCCGCGCGACCCCGACGGCGAGTGGAGCGACGGAATTCCCGGATCGGCAAGCGACCCATTGAAGCTCGCGGGCCGGATCAAGCTCGGCCCCGGCGAGTCCCTGTCCAGCTCGGCGGCGATCCCCGGCGCGGGTATCGCGGTCGCCGCGATCGACTCCCCCGACGGCCGGAAACTCCGGATCGGCTTGAACATCAACCCTGAGGACATCGGCCGCTGGTCGGGGGCCGACAAGGGCCACACGGTGATCCTCGACCAGGCCGGCGTCGACAAGCTGGACGCGGCGATCGGCCGGATGCAGGACGGCGCGAAGTCGGGGACCGCCCTACTGAAGGTGTTCGAGAAGCGGGAAGGCGACCTGCACAAGCGGGAACAGGTGTTGCTGAACAGGCAGTATCCGGACCTCACCAAACAGCAGGGTCGAGAGCTCGGCAGCATCGGCCGGGACCTGACACTGGAGCAGCAGACCCTGGCTGCGCGCAACCGCCGGCAGGAGGCGCGCCTAGCCGGGATCTCCGACCCGGATGCGCAGAAGCGGGCCCGCGCCCTGCATGCGGAGATCGCCGCCGCGCAGGACTCCGGTGACGTGTCAGCTCAGGCTGCCGCTGAGGGCAAGATGCGGTTGCTGCTCACTGAACACGGCGAACACCCAGGTATCACGTACGTCATGTACGCCAGGACGACTCAGGAGATCACCGACAGCAAAGCCGAGATCGCCCGCTTGCAGGACCGGCGGGCGCAGCTCACCGCCAACCCGGTGGCCCTGTCGGCCGACGATCAGGCCGAACTGGACCAGATCCGCGAGGACCTGGTGCGCAACGACGACCTATGGGGCGACTTCAACGACGGCAGTGTCCTCGCCTCCGGCGCCGTGTCCGGGCAGTGGGGTGACATCCGGTGGGAGACCAGCATGGTGTCCGGCGAGCCGACGTTCCGGATGGCGGTCGCCCCCTACGGCGGCGACCGGGACCCGTTCGACGCGACCGAGCCGATCGAAGCGGCAGATCTACGGAAGCTCGCCGCGCTGCTCACCGAGAACAAGAAGCCGCGCGGGCCTTGAAGAAGCTCGACAAGGCGACCTCAGACCCTCATCGGCACGGCGGGAAGGCCATCATGAACCAGAACTCCCGGCCGGGCCTCGGCCTGTGCCTGCGGGCCTTCGACTTCGAGGCGCGCGCGTCCGGCAGCGACGGCCGCACCCTCGAGGGCCATGCCGCGGTGTTCAACGCCCCGGCCCGGATCCGGGACATGCACGGCGACTTCGACGAGATCATCATGCCGGGTGCGTTCACCCGCTCCCTGGCGAGCCGGACGCCGGTGATGCAGTTTGAGCACGGCCGTGACCCGCGGGTCGGTGCGGTGCCGATCGCGGCGATCGAGGACATCCGCGAGGACGAGACCGGCCTGTACGTGCGGGCCAAGCTGTACGACAACCCGGTGATCGAGCCGGTCCGGCAGGCCATCGCAGGCAAGTCCATCAAGGGCATGTCGTTTCGGTTCGCGGTCCCCGACGGCGGCGACAAGTGGTCGACCCGGTCCGAGGACGTCGACCTGCGGCAGATCTACGACACGGACACCGCCGAGATCGGCCCGGTCGTGTTCCCTGCCTACGACGCCACCAGCGTGTCTGTGCGCTCGATGCTCGCCCAGCTCGACCCGGACGAGCACCGCTCCCTGATCCGCGAGCTCGCAGCCGAACTTCGGCTCGCCGCGGACATCCCAGACCTCATCGACCTCGGCGCGCGGAGCGCCGATGTGGGTGACCCCTCAGGTACGCAGCCAGGAAACGGCGAGCGGCCGACCGTTCCGACCCGTTCGCGCGTCGACGCCGACGCACTTCGCCTGAGAGGCATCCTGTGACCGACATCCTCGAGGAGCTGCGCGGCAAGGACCCCGCCGCCCTCACCGATTCCACCCCCGACGAGCTGAGGGGCAAGACCCCCGACGAGCTCGCGTCGTACGTCGAGGTCCTGGACGCGCACCTGCGCTCCATCCACCAGACCGACGAGGGCGAACTGCGGGACAAGACCCCCGACGAACAGAAGGCCTTCGACTACGGCCTGAAGCTGCGTGACATCGCCATCAAGAAGATCGACGAGCACCGCGCGGTGCAGGAGATCTTCCGGCGCAAGCCGCAGGCGGTGACCCGGGCGCTGGCGAACATCAAGTACGGCAGCGACGACCCGTACTCGGACGTGCGTCGGCTGAACAACTCCGAGGCCCGCGACATGGCGCTGCGCCGGCTCGACGACCGGTCCGCCACGATGCACCTCGACGACGACCAGAAGACGCAGGTCGAGAAGCAACTGCGCCGCTCTGGCGACCTCGCCCGCCGGATCCTGGTCACCGAGAACGAGCACTACCGCGAGGCGTGGATGAAGCTGGTCACGCGCTCGCATCCGTTCCTCGACGACGACGAGCGCAAGGCGGTGCAGGCCTGGGAGGAGTACCGGGCGATGGCCGACTTCACGTCGGCGTCGGGCGGCTTCGGCATCCCGGTGTTCATCGACCCGTCGATCATCCTGACCGCACAGGGCAGCGGGAACCCGTTCCTGTCGATCGCCAAGCAGGTCGACGTCAATACCAACCGGTGGAAGGGCGTCAGCTCGGCCGGTGTCACGTGGGCGTTCCAGACAGAGGCCGCGCCGGCGACCGACAACAGCCCGACCCTGGCGCAGCCGAGCGTGGACATCCACATGGCCCGCGGCTTCATCCCGTACTCGATCGAGGTCGGCTCCGACTACCCGAGCTTCGCCTCGGAGATGTCGACGCTGCTCGCGGCGGGCTTCGACGAGCTGCTGGTGGACAAGTTCACCCGCGGCTCCGGCTCCGGCGAGCCGATGGGCATCCTCACCGCCCTGTCGGCGAACACCAACGTCCGGGTCAAGGTGGCAACGGCAGGTGCGATCAACACGCAGGACCCGTACAACGTGTGGAAGGTCCTGGGCCAGCGGTTCCGCCGTAATGCGTCCTGGCTGATGTCCGTCGGCGTGAACACGGGTATCCGGCAGCTCGGTACGGCGAACGTGTTCCACGGCTACACGGTCAACCTGCCCGCGGGCTGGGCCGACCAGCTCGAGGGTGCGCCGGTGTACGAGGACCCGTACATGCCCGATGCCACCACTGGCGTTGGAACAATCGGCGTCGCGGTCGTCGGCGACTTCTCCAACTTCGTGATCGCCCGCAACGGCGGCATGGAGGTCGAGCTGATCCAGAACCTGGTGCAGCAGGTAACGGCTGGTTCCGGGCCTGCCGTGCCGACTGGCCAAAGAGGCTGGTTTGCACACGCACGGATAGGCTCGAACTCGGTCAACGATCTGGCCTTCAGGCTCCTGGTCAATAGCTGATGGCCCAGATCTCGACATCGATCCCCTTCGCATCCCTCGACGCGGCTACGTCGCCCGTAGCGGGTGCGACCAAGGATCTCGACGGCTCGCTCAGCAAGCACACGATCGCCGTCCACTCCACTGGGAGTCCCGCGTCGTTCACCGTGGACTTCGAGGGCTCCCACGACAATGTGACCTGGTTCGCCACCGGTGCGGCGTCGATCACGTCCAACGCGATCGTGACCGTCGACAACCACCTCTTCCGCTACATGCGGGCGAACCTGACCGCACTCACCGGCGGATCGTCTCCGACGGTGACCGCGACGATCGCCAGCGCGGGCGCGGCGTAGAGCTTCCGCAGGAGGAAACCCATGGCCCTGACCACTTCGTCGACCACGCCCGATCCCAAGAAGGCAGCCGACGCCAAGGCCGCCAACAAGCCTGTTGAGCCCGTCTCTGCGCCGGGCGCCTCGGACCCGGCCGTGCTGCAACTGCTCGCCGACCAGGCGACCGCTGTGGCCAACGAGGACAACGACGCGATCGCCGAGATCAACAAGAAGCTGAACGAGCTCGGCTACAAGTAACGCCGAACCATCCACCGCGCGAGCCCCGGACGCGGCACCACGTCCGGGGCTCGCGCACACCCGGAAGGCAAACCGTCCATGAACATCGTCTATGCCGTCAACGACGCGACCCTCACCCTCGCGAGCGGGGCCCGGTTCACCGTGTATCGCGGCCAGCACTGGTCCGCCGCCGATCCGGTGGTGCAGGAGAAGCCGGACGCGTTCACCACAGACCCCCGGTACGGACTGGCGTACTCGACGCCGCCGCCGGAGATGGCCGATCCGCCGGTCGAGCAGGCGACGGCCGCGCCGGGCGAACGCCGCAACGTGCGCCGTGGCTGAACAGATGCTTCATGTGACAGCGATGACGGCGACGATTCCGGTGAGCCGCGAGGCGCTGGAGGATGGCCGCGAAACGAGCAGGGCGATCGACCGCTGGCTGACAGCGACCCCCGACGAGCGCGCCGCGTGGGCGCGGAAGGCGGCGGAGGCGCGCGCGGTGGAGCGGACCGTGGTGACGCAGACGCTGACCATGGAGAAGCTGCTCGACAAGCTCGGGTTCAGCCGCGAGTACGCCGAGCACCTCATCCAGCCGTATTGCCACTGCGGCGATAGCCGCGACGGCTGGGACTACTGCCAGCACGCCCGCGACCTCGGACTTACCACCTGATGCGCTCCTCCGGCCGGCTGCTCGTGGATGGTCGGCCGGTCGGAGGCTCTAACCATCCACCACCATCCACGCGAAGGAACCCACGATGACCCAGACGTCAGAAGCCCCGGCAGTCGAGGCGGGGCCGGACGCCGACACCCCCGACATGACCGGTGCGGTCGCGCTGGCCTACGTCCACTCCAACGACGTCGCCTACTCCTGGCACCACTCGCTCATCGAGCTGATGGGCTGGGACTTCGTCAACCACGGCCGGGTGGTGCGCGGCGGATTCATCGCCATCCGCTACGGCACCGACGGCCTGGTCGAGTCCCGCAACAAGGCCGTCGCGATCTTCCTGCGCGAGAAGCAGGCCGAGTGGCTGTTCTGGCTCGACACCGACATGGGATTCACCGCCGACGCCCTCGACCGGCTGATGGCCGTCGCGGATCCGGTCGAGCGGCCCATCGTCGGCGGGCTCTGCTTCTCGCAGCGGGAGCACACCTCGGACGACATGGGCGGCTGGCGCTGCAGCGCCACACCTACCGTCTTCGACTGGGCGCACATCGAGGACCAGATGGGTTTCGCGGTGCGCTGGGAGTATCCGGACAACACCGCCGTCCGGGTGGCCGGCACCGGCTCGGCGTGCATCCTGATCCACCGCTCCGTGTTCGAGCGGATCGAGGAGAAGTACGGGCCGATCTGGTACGACCGGGTGCCGAACCCGTCGACCGCCCAGGTCGTGTCCGAGGACCTGGCGTTCTGCCTGCGCGCCGGGGCACTGGACATCCCGGTTCACGTGCATACCGGCGTGAAGACCAGCCATCAGAAGGCGCTGTGGTTGTCCGAGGACGACTACCTGCGCCAGCGGGCGCTGGACAAGGCGATCAAGGCCGACCTCGCGAAGGCGGAGAAGCCGTGACCAAGGTGAGCATCAACGGAGGCGGCCACCAGGTCGAGGTCGACCACGAAGGCCATGACCTCACCTACGTGGTGGAGAAGACGCAGAAGCTCTGGAACGAAACCAGGTCGCCGCAGCGCGGTGCCGGGTTCGGTCTGAGCGCTCCGAGCAACGGCGCTCCGCCGGTGATGAAGCCATGAGGATCGGCGTCACCGGCGGCCTCGGGTTCCTCGGCCGCTGGCTGGGCGAGGAGCTTTACATCGCGGGCCACTCGGTCATCCACATTGACCGAGCGGACGGTAGCGGCGACCTGCTGGAGCCCGGCGTGGCCGCCGCGTGGTTGCGCGACGCCCGACCCGACATCGTGGTGCACCTCGCCGCGCAGGTAGGCCGGATCTTCTCCGAGGACGACATCCGCCGCACCGTCCGGCTGAACGCCGAGATGACGATGGTCGTCGCGCAGGCGTGCGGCGAAGCAGGCATCCGGCTGGCCTACGCGTCCACGTCGGAGATCTACGGCGACCAGGCCGACGAGTTGTGCAGCGAGGACGGCCCGTGGGTGTTGCCGCAGGGCGCGTACGGGCTGACCAAGCGGTGGGGTGAGGAGGCCGCCCGGCTGTACGCCCCGAAAGGCCTGGTCATCTTCCGCCCGTCGATGCCGTACGGCCCCGGTGCACCACCCGGCCGCGGCCGCAGGGCGATGGACACCATGCTGTGGCAGGCGCATCACCGGATGCCGATCACCGTGCACAGGGGTGCCGAGCGGTCCTGGTGCTGGGTGGGTGACGTTGTGCGCGGGATCCGGCTCGCAATCGAAGCGTCCGTGGCGGATCCTCCGAGTCTGGTCCTGACGACACCGGAACCGCTCACCGAGGAGGACCTCGCAGCGTTGAAGGCGCGGTTTCTGGAGTCGGGCCAGCAGCGAACGATGGTGCTGCCCTCATCGGCGACGTTCACGTCGACGCGCTGGGACACCTACAACATCGGCCGCGACGACGACCCGCGCTCGATGCTCGAGGTGGCCCGGCTGGCGTGCAAGCTCGCTGGCGCACCCGAGGACCTGATCGTCGAGGTCGACGCCCCGCCCGGGCAGACCGTGGTGAAGCGGCTCGCCACCGACCGGCTACGCGCGCTGGGCTGGTCGCCGACGGTCGAGCTCGAGGACGGCATGGAGCGGGTGTACGAGTGGGTGCGGCGCTACGACGCGGACGGAGTGCTGCGGTGACCGTGAAGATCACCGTCGTCATCCCGACCGTGGCGGGCCGAGAGACAGATTTGGCGCGGTGCCTAAACGCCTATCACGAGCGTTCCGTCCACCACATTGCAGTGACGACGTTCAAAGACCGCCCGACCTGCGCGGAAGGCTGGAACGCGGGTGCCGCCGAAGCTGACGGCGACTACCTGCACTTCTCCGCCGACGACCTCGAACCACACAAAGGCTGGGACGTCGCCGCGATCGAGGCCTGCGACGCCGGGGTGCTGCCCGCGCCGCGGATCGTCAACCCGGCCGGAAGGCTCGACTACTGCGGTGTGCACGGCGTGGAGATGGAGGACTGGGCGCGGGTCCAGATGTCCGTGATCCCGTTTATGCCGCTCGGCCTGTGGAAGCAGATCGGCCCGGTGCCGCCGATCCACTACTACTCCGACAACTACGTCAGCTGGCGGGCCGGACTGGCCGGCTGGCCGACGGTGGTCCGGCGCGGCTTCGAGTTCACGCACCACTGGGCGAAGCCGGGCCGCGGTGCGGGCATGTCGTACGAGCAGCGGATGGCGCACGACCGGGCGGCGTACGCAGCTGCGGTCAACGAGGTGGAGGGGTCGCATGGCGCTGTACGCAACCCCGACTGAGCTGGCCTCGTACCTGCAGCAGGACCTGGACACGGCCACCGCGACGCTGGTGCTGACCGTCGCGTCGGGGCAGTTCTCGCTCTACGCCGATACGCAGTTCGCATCGACCGCCGTGACCTACACGGCGCTCGGCACGCCCTTCATGAACCTCGCGCTGCCGTTCCGCCCGGTCATCGCCGTGCAGGCGGTCCGGATAAACGGCGTCACAGTGACCGGCTACACGCTGATCAAGCACACGCTGTACCGGAACGGCGGGTTCGGCACTCCGATCAACACCCCGCCGGACGTGGTGGAGGTCGACCTGACGCACGGCTTCACCACAGTCCCGGACGACGTGAAGGCCGCGGTGCTCGACATCGCGGCGCAGGCCTACTCGGTCCCGGTCGGCGCGGTCATCGCCGAGACCATCGACGACTACGCGATCCGCTACGCCAACGCGAGCGGCGGTGTACAGCTCACCCCGTTCGCCCGGGATCTGGCCGCCCTCTACCGCGGCACGCTCGCCGGCTGACCAGTTCGAGCTGAGGAGCTAACCCGATGCCCGCTCTCAGTGGCCAGGTCATCACGACCCTGACGGACGCCAGCGGCCTTGCTGTCGTCACGCTCACCTGGTTCTTCAACCCGGCGAACAGCAACCTGCGCAACAACCCGATCGCGTGGACCGCGCCCAGCGGCCTGGTCTACCCGATCGGCACGGGTGCGCTGATCGCCGACAACCAGCTGGGCCGGGCGGTGCGGATGCGGATCAACGACGCCGGGGGTGTGCAGATCCGCCGCGTGCAGATCCCGGCGGGCGGACGCTCGGTGACCGCGACTCAGCTGGCGAACGCCGCCCCTCCGGACGGTCCGTACGTCGTCATGCAGGACCTCAACGGCCTGACCTTCGACCTGAGCTGACCGCATGGCTATCGCGGTGGTTCAGCGGCTGGCCAAGGGCTCGACGGGGGCGGTCG